TATGGCAGAAACAATATCCTCTAAAAGAATTCTCTGACCCTAGTAATTTTAAATCCTATGATGAACTCAAAGAGAAACTGAATAGGACAATTATGGGTTCGAGAAATACTGCAAATGTCAGTCAAACAGACCTCCCACCTAAGACTGAAACTGTAGTAAAAAGTGATGAAGTCACTTCAAATGCTAGTGATAATGACGATACAATGTCATATTTTAGTAAATTAGCAGACGAAGATTAACTCTCTCTCGTACTTTACACTTAGAAGGGTAGTAGAAATACTACCCTTTTTTTTACCATTTTTTGCTTGTATATTCTGTAGGATGTGTTATTATAATAGTATACTGATTCGAAACACTAACAAAAGGATATACTATGATGAAAAAAATACCAGAATTATGTGGTTGGGTTGGAATGATACTCATTCACGGTGCAACTGCACCAACATCAATATCTGTTCTAATGGGATGGTCAACTAATCTACCACCATTAAACTTCATATTAATTGTGTGGTTAGGGTTGTTTTTATTCTTAATAAGGGCAATATACGCTAGAGATGTACTATACATTGTGTCTAATGCAATTGGGTTCTCATTGAATAGTTTATTACTAAGTTTAATTGCATTTAGTTAATAAATGTCTTGACTAACCCCTATAGGTATGTTACTATAATAGTATACTGATTCGTTAATAATTAAATAAGAGAAACACTATGAAAATAAACGCAAAAACACCAAGTTCAAAAGGTATGAGAATCGTTAAGATTATACCTGATTTAGATATTACAAAGATTACAAATACAAAGAATAAGAACTCTGTTAGATTTGGTCAGACAAGTCCTGGTGCAATTGCAAAGTTAGAGAAACTAATTACAGATGGTGATTATCAACCTGAATATTACGACCCTCCTGTTGTAACACAAGAAGATATAGATGCATACAATTTAGAAACAGGTTTTCATAGATATACTGCTCACAAAGGAACGCAACAAAAGACAATCTATGTTGTGTTAGTAGAGTTTTTTGCAACAGAAGGTAAGTCTGCAAACTACTGGAAGAAAGTTTACAAGATTAATGAGAACGAAGAAGATGATAAGTATGTAAAGACACCTAGAACACAAGAAGATATTGTTGGTACAATAATACAATTCATTGATGATGAAGATATCACAACTTCAGATGAAGATATTATTAATGCATTAAAAGAAACAAGAGTTAAGAGTGATAGTATTAATAAGTATCTATCTCTAGTACACAAGAAATTAGGTAATAATTCAAAAGTTGTTGAACATATTACACCTAAAGAATTTGAAAAGATTGCAAATAGTTACGGTTCAAATGTTCTTGCGATAAGATTTTTGAAGACTGGTGCAACCAGAGATGATAGAGTTACTGTCGAAAAGTTCTTAAAGATGTATAATGAAGGTAAGAATCCTGTTATCATTGCAAAAGTAGATAATGCAAATCAGGTACAGATGATTGATATAAGAACAAATAAGATTAATGTATTACAAGATATTATGAACAATATGTTTAAACAAGTTCAAATTGCAATGAATTTAAATAATATTGAATTCGATACACCAAAGATTAAGATGAAGTTTGTTGCTCAACTTTATGGTGAGAAAGGATTGTATGATGTATAATAGTTTAATTGAACATGTATATGAAGATTATTCTAGAGCATATGATAATTGGTCAAAGTTACCTAATTTCTCACAAATAAAATATGCTACTGATTTTTATAGTGCTGTTAAACAGGCAGGTAATATTGATACTTATTTGTATTCACCTGGTGCAAAAGAGATTTTAAGAAAGAATTTAGAAAGAGAAAAGGGCACAGCGAAGAAGTTGACTACAAAAGACCACTTTATCTCACCTAGAATGTTATTCATTGCAAGTATGAATTTAGATTATAAGATGACACTAGAACAATTTACAGATATGTTTAATCTTGCTAGACATGTTATTCATACAAATACAAAAGAAAATAGAGATGTTACCTTTAAGAGAAATGTTAACGGTGATATTACTGTCAACGCTTTAACTATCGAGAAGTATAATTGGCAGTTCTTTGACTCTGATAATAGTGATTATACTGATGGTCTTCCTGACCACATCATAGATATGATTCCTGACTGGTTTACAGATTACGAAAAGACTTGCTTAGTTTAGTATAAATACTTGAATGGTAAGTATTCTCGACCCAATCACACAGAAACAAGGTGATAACTTTAAATCTGTATCATGGTATCGTAGTAAGATAGCATCATTAACAGATAATATCACAGCAGGTAAACTCATGCGTAGTGGTAAACTAAATCAAAGACCAAGTGGTGGTCGTTTGAATATGTTTCTCTATGACCCTAAAACTAAAAATAGATTACCTTATTATGATGTATTTCCTTTAGTATTACCTTTAGAACCTATCAGAGGTGGTTTTTTAGGTTTGAACTTTCATTATTTACCGCCGATGTTACGATTTAGATTTCTTGAATCATTACAAGCATATGCTAGTGACACTAAATTAAACGCATCTACACGATTAGATGTGTCATATGATGAGTTAAAGAAGAATAAGTACACTAAACCTACAATTAAAAAATATCTATATTCAAGAGCAAAATCTAACTTTTTACGAATAAATATAAATGAGTCTGCTACAGCAGTTCTATTACCTGTTGCTCAATTTAGAGGTGCAAGAAATAGTACGGTGTATAAAGACAGTAGAGGTATGATTTAATGCTTTATGTTTCAAAGAATAAAAGATAGATGGAGAAAACTTTGCACAACTGATAATGTGATAGACTTATCAGTAGATGCATTTATATTATTAGCAGATGTTTTAACATCACCAATATTGATTATAGTAAAAATTGTGAAACATATTATTAATTTATATTTTATTGATAAAATTAAAAATGCAATTAAATGGTTTGTACATAAAGTATTAAGGATAAAATAATGTATCAGTATAAGATAAAAGAAGTAACAAAAATAATTGATGGTGACACAATTGATGTAATCATAGATTTAGGGTTCGATATATTACATAGTGCTAGAATTAGACTATATGGTATAGATACACCTGAAAGTAGAACAAGAGATAAAGTAGAAAAGAAATATGGGTTGATGGCAAAAAAGTATCTTACTGAATGTCTAAAAACTGATAACCCTATCACACTACAAACACACAAAGAAGAAAAAGGTAAGTTCGGTCGTATATTAGGAGAGATAATAATAGACGACATAAACATAAATAATATGATGGTAGAGAATTATCACGCTGTACCATATCACGGTCAGAGTAAAGAAGATATAGATGAATTGCATATGAACAATAGAGAGAAATTAAATGGCGATATTTAGAGCAGGAAAAAGAATAGGTGGTATAGATGTTAGGGTAGGAATACCTAGAGATTTAACACAGTTATTTGGTGGTTCTGACCCAAGATTAAAACAAAAACCAGGTGGTAATCCTGAGTCTACTATAGGTAGGTTTCTTGCTGCTTCAAATGAAGCAGAAGGTTTTGCAAGAAACAATAGATTTTATGTAGAGTTTAAACCACCTACTGCCCTTGCAAAAGTAGTATTCAATAGATTTGGTACTAGATACAATCCAGATGATGTAGAAGAAGTAAACGAAGAAGAACAAGGTTTCACATCACTTAATACAATGAAAGACTATCACACAACACACGGTAGAAGTGTACAAATGTTCTGTAAAGGTGTAACAATGCCCGACAGAAAAATGACAATGAAGAATGTAAAACATAATGGTCCTGAAAGAAAAATGGTAACAGATGTAGACTATGGAGACATTACTGCTACATTTTATGCAGACAAATTTTTAAGACAAAGAAATTATTTTGAAATGTGGCAAAGTTGTGCATATAGTGACCTTACATACAACTTTAATTATTATGAAGATTATGTAGGTAGTATGAATATATTTCAATTAGGTCAATTTGCAAGTAAACAAGAAAGAGATGATATGACCTATGCAATAGGTTTGATAGAAGTTTATCCTAATAGTATAGGCGATTTAACATATGATTATGGCACACCTGAAATTAGAACTTTTAATGTTACCTTTTCATATAGAAAGTGGACTAACTACTTACTAAAAGGCACAGACCCAGATACAGGCAGACCTGATTATAGAGAAGTTGTAAACAAACAAGACAATTCAGGATTGTTTGGTGGTGTGTTAGGTAAACTACCACCATTCTTAAAATCACCAGCAAGAGGTGTAATAGAAGATTTATCAAGAAGAACACCAATAGGAAAAATAACAGGAGGGAGAGTATTCCCACCATTTAAGATTCCACCAATTAGATTATAGGAGATATAATGGCATTACCAAAAGTTGAAACGCCAACTTATGAATTGACCCTACCTTCACAAGATATCACGGTTAAATATAGACCTTTCTTAGTGAAAGAAGAGAAAATACTTATGATGGCAAACGAAGCAGGAGAGAAAGTTGATATTACAAACACTACAATGGATGTTTTACAGTCATGTACATTCAATGAATTAGATATAAAATCATTACCATTGTTTGATATTGAATATCTATTCTTAAATGTTCGAGCAAAATCTGTAGGAGAGAAAGCAAATTTTAGATTATTGTGTAAAGATGATATGGAAACATACGCAGAGGTAGAAATTGATTTAACAAAAATAGATGTGCAAGTAGATGACAAACACACAAATGAAATTATGTTAGATGAAGAAAGAAAATTAGGTGTAGTATTTGCATACCCTACTTATCAAGCATTACATAAACAAGTTGATATGACAAAAATGGGTGTAGAAGATACTTTCAAGATTATTATAAGTTGCATCGACCACATATTCGAGGGAGAAAAAATATACCCAGCGAAAGACTCTACATTTGATGAGATGAAAGAATTCATAGAGAGTTTAGATAGTAAACAATTTGATTTATGTAAAGAGTTTTTTGATTCTATGCCTACATTGAAACACGAAGTAGAGATAGAAAATCCTAAAACGAAAGTGAAAAACACAGTTGTATTTAGGGGGTTGAGTGATTTTTTTACATCTGCCTCTCCCATAATTCGTTAGAGGCATATTTTCAAACGAACTTTGCGCTAATGCAACATCATAAATATTCGTTATATGAAATTGAAAACATGATACCATGGGAGCGTGATATTTACCTAAATATGTTAGTAGAGCATATTAAAGAAGAGAACGAAAGAAGAGAAAGGGAGAGTAAACAATAATGTCAGAAGTAGAAACAAAGAAAGTAAATCTAGAGTTAGAGATTGATACAAATACAATTGACTCTAGTAAGAATAGACACCAAGGTTTAATTGACCTTGCAAAAGCAATAGATGCTTGGAGAATATTTCCTAGAATGTTTTTAACAGTATACATTGTATTACTATATCAAGTTGTGCATTGGTTTATGGAGATAGGTGAACCTAATTTAGAACAGAGTGGTTTAGTATCAGTTGTTGTTGGTGCAGGTGCTGCTTGGTTTGGTTTGTATGCAGGTACTAGTAAAAATAAGATAAACGGAAGATAATATGGCATTTACACCTAAAGGTAAGGCAAAATCAGGACCAAAAAAACAATTTACTGATGAAGGTGATTTATTTGCTATCGAGTTTGATAAAGCAAAATCATTNGCTATGCAAAATGCTCAGAGAATTACTGAAGTAGGTAAATCATTTGCAAAATCATTCGTAAATTTTCAAACAACCTTCGATAAAAATACAAAAGATTTTGCAATTCAACAAAAGGCAAGTTTTAGAGAACGAGAAGAAGAATTAGTAAACACTTTCTCAGATGGACCATTGGCAGAGGGTGAGTTGTTAAAATCTTTTGAAAAATTAAAACATTACATGGATGATGCTGATGTTAGTATTCAAGAATTTACAGGAAGAATGAAATCAGGTGGTGCTCAACTCAAAAAAACATTTGATAGTATAACAGATGGTCTTGATGAACAAGAGAAGAAACAAAGAAAACTAACACAAGCAGGAGTTGCTACAGAAACAAAAATAATAGATGGTAAAGTTGAGTTAGTTGCATTGACAAGAGATGAAATATTTAAAAAACAACAATTGATGCATAATCTTCAAAAAGAAATAGAGGCAGATGATAAAGAATTAAAAAGACTATCAAAAAGAAATGACCTAACACAAGAACAAATGGATAGACAAGTTGAACTTATAGACAACATAGAGAATAATAATGAAGAGATTCGTGACATACAAGCACAAGGTGTCAAGAAGTTAAAAGGTGATTTGGGTTTATTTGGTCAATTTGGTAGGGTGTTGAGTGACGGTTATAATGAGTTTAGAAGTTCTTTTGATGAAAAAGTAAATGCATTTTTTCCTGCTCCTCTTGCAAGTATCATTACAGGATTTGTAGATTCTATACAAGCAATAGGTGGACAATTGTTAGACTTTGCAAAACCTTTTATACAGACAGCAAAAGTCTTGATTGCTGCCCCTAAAGTTATAGGTAAATTCTTTAGTGAAGGTGGAGGGTTTCAAAAAGGGTTACAGGCATTTGACAAAGGTATGAGAAAAGTTATAGGAAGATTTAAAAAACTTGCACTCGCATTACTAGGACCTATACTACCTTTAATAGGAATTATTGCTGCTCTAGCATTATTGGGTGTTGGAATATATAAATTGTTGAAATTTTTAGGATTAGTTTCAGGTGATACTCCTACTGAGGACAGAACTAAAGATATACAAAAAAAGTATGAAAATGTATCAGAAGAGGATGCAAAGAAACTTGCTGAAACAGAAATTAAAAAAGAAAAAGAAGCAATAGATTCAACAGCAGACTTAGGAGGTGGTCCTGGTGTTGCAGAGTCTAGTAGATATTTTGACAAAATGGGTAATGAGATAGGTCTATTAGAAGATGGCACGAAAGTATTACTATCAACAAAACAAGAAAGAGCATTAGACGAAAAAGATGTGTTTGTTCAAGAGGAAGACAGAAAAGATAGTAGATTTTTTGGTGATATGGCAACAGACAAAATGGCAGCGTCTGTTATGGAAGATGATGAGGGTAAACTTATAAACCCAGAAACTGGTAAACCATACAAAGCAAAAGAAACATTAGATTATAAAGATATCAAAGGTAATGAAGAACTAGAAGAGAAGTATGCACCTCAATTAGAAGAGATTAATAAAATAAAAAAAGAAAATATGTTGATAAGAGAGAGAATAGAAAAAAATCTTAATATAGAAGATGATGCTATACAAAAGAAACTGATTGAAGAACAAAAGAACGCACCTGTTATCATTAAACAAGACAATAACAATATAAGTGAATCTAATTCAGTAAATAGTGTTGCAGGACCAATAACAGAAAACACATCAGACTACTACTCTAAAAAAGCAGCAGGATTAATGTTTTAATACATACCTAAGTCTTTTTCAGTTATTATTTTAAATGTGAAATTATTATTACTACAGTATCGCTTTGCAGAGTTCCATTTAGCAATATTCTTTGCGTACTCCATACTCTCTCTAATATAGTTTTTAGTTTTCTTTTTAGGTAGTTTAGGTTTTTTACATTGACGAGAAGGTTTAATCTCTATTATAAACTTCTCACCCTTATTTGTTTTTACAATGAAATCAGGAAAGTATCTATGTATGCGATTATCGAGAGGTGACTTATAAGGTATAGGTAATTCTTCACTTGCCCATTGAGATATGCTATCATTCTTATCACAGTAAATCATAAACTTACGCTCAAGATTAGAACGATATACTATTTGTTGCGTATTGCCTACATACTTCTTTGGATTTGTAGGGCGATATAATCCTTTATAACTTTTCATCTTACCTTATAAATATAGATAAACTATTAGGAGTATTTATGGGACCAATACCAGGCGTCGGATCAAAAGCAAGAGGTTTAATTGCTAAAAATCAATCAAGATTGAAATCTCAGATGTTAGGAGAAGTAGGTAAACTGAAAGGTCTTGCAGGTAGTTTAGGGGGAGGTTTAAATAAAGCAAAAAATCTTCTAAACGGTGGGTTCTCTATGGGTGGTAATGTTAAAGAAGTAGCAGCGAAGTTAGCAAACAAATCACCCTTTGATGTTGACTTAGTATCTCCTACTGCTCATTTAGGTAAAGAAAATAGTAAATTTAATTACGGCACATTAGTTTATCCTCAAGAAACACAAAATTTAGGAGATGGTCATTATATCATATTTGATATTGTACCCCTAGATGCTGCCATATTAGCAGATGTAGCAGGTGACGATATGCAAGGTAATAAAGTTGCTGGTAATTTAGGTTCAGGAAAAGCAACTTCATTATCATTTGTTGGTGAAGGTAGAAGAAAAGGTCGTACAAAAGATGGTAGAAGAGTTCAAGTAGGTAAAGATGGCAAACCACCTTCACCTAGAGTGTTACGAAAACAATCAAGTGGTATGCAAACAAAACATCATAACACAATAACAGACTCAATAGTAATGTATACACCTGCATCAGGTAACACATTTGACTATGGCGTTACTTATGAAGATATGGGTATGGGTATGTTAGGTAATATAAAAGCATTTATTGATAGTATAAAAGATAAAAATACAAGTATGTTGGATGCTGCTGGTGAAGGATTAGGAACATTAGGCAGAAGTCTTATCGAGGGTGCAATTACTACTGTACTACCAGGGTTTAGTGGTTTGATGACAAAGACATTAGGTAGTGCTATAAATCCTAATCAAGAGATGATATTTAAAAGTGTGCCTTTTAGAAACTTTTCTTTCTCATTTGATATGACACCAAAAAATAAACAAGAGAATGATGACTGCCATAAAATAATAAATCTATTTAAATTTCATATGCACCCAGAAAATACTGCAATAGGTAGACTTGCTGTACCATCAGAGTTTCAAATAACCTATATGTATAGAGATAAAGAAAACTCCTACATTCCTAAAATTAGTAGATGTGTATGTACAACTATGAAGGTAGATTATTCGCCAGAGAGTAAATTTCACACATTTAAAGGTGACGATAAAGGGGCAGCACCTATTATGATGAAAATGGATTTAGGTTTTACAGAACTAGAAATTATGACAAAAGAAACAATCGCATTAGGACATTAATATGAGTTATTTTAGTAAATTCGAAAAAGGTGTTTATGATATAAGAGGTGACAATAACTTTAGACTTGTCACAGATTTGATGACACGAGTTAAGGTAAGGTCAGGAGTTATTAACGAGATATCACTTTACGACAAATATGATGTGCCATCAGGAGATACACCTGAAGATGTTGCACATTATCATTTTGGTGATGCAAAGTTACACTTTGTAATATTACTTACAAATAATATAGTAGATAGATATCACGATTGGCCAATGGATGAAATATCTTTTGAAAGATATATGAAAGACAAATACACAAACCCACAAGGCATACATCATTATGAAAAAACAGTATCAAGTGGTAAAACTACACAACGAGGTTCAGTAGATTTTTCACATGTACTTGAGGTAAATAGTACAGTTGTAGGTGCCACATCGGTATCTAATATAGAGTATGAATTGAGAGAACAAGATAAGAAAAGACAGATAAACTTATTAGATAAAGAGTTTCTACCTGTATTTTTAAATGAGTTTTCAAGTCTTGTAGGTGCTTAATGTATAATGATTTCAAGTCTACAGCGTATCAAAAGGCAGGCGATTACAATTTATCATCATTCATCAATTTAATACCATACACATATGATGTAGATGGTGCTGATTTACAAAGAATTAATATTCACGGTTTAGTACAAGAGATTAGTATATACGAGAGTATAGATGCCAATGTCATTACAGGTAATATGGTAATAGTTGATGCATCAAATGTATTTGGCGATATACCTATTACAGGACTTGAAAGATTAGAGTTCACAGTTGCAACACCAGGTGTTAGTAAATTCTATGATTTTACAGTTGAGTCAGGTGAACCCGTATTTGTACATAAAATAGAGAAACAAGAAGAACTATCAGCAAACACAAAAGGATTCATTTTACATTTTTGTTCAATGGAAAGAGTGAGAAATCAGTCTAGATTATTCAGTAGAGCATATCATAACAACCATGAGTTGATAGTGCAAGATATTTTACGCACACAATTACAATCTAAGAAGACATTTATATTTGAACCATCTAAGAGTATGCATAAACATGTATTCCCAACTGTCAACCCACTTAGTGCAATCAATTACCTAGCAAACGATACGCAAAGTAAGGCACACAATGGCGCAGGTTATAAATTTTATGAAACATCATCAGGTTTTCACTTTCAATCAATAGAAAGTATGACAAACTTATCATCAGGTGCACCTAGACCAAATATTGCAGAGTATACAATTAAAAGAAAAGGAGTGAGGGGTGGTGGTGATAGAAATATAGAGTCAGATTTACAGTCGATAGAAAAACTAGAGGTAACAAAAAGAACTGATACCCTATTGAATTTTGATACAGGTGTGTACGCAAGTGAAATGGTAACACATAATCAGTTTACAAAACAATTCACAACACAGAACTTTAACTACTTGGGTAATAGATTATCAGTATCGCAGATGGAAACAGATAAGAGTGGTGAAGTATTATTAGGTCAAGGTATAATACCTAATGCTTTTATAGAGGGAAACAAAACACCTGCAGATATGGTAGGAAGAAGATATTTTAAATCAACAACGACAAAATTACATAATAACGCATCATTACCACCTAAAGAGAAGATAGACCAGAAGAGAGTATCAAAGAATGTCGCATTAATGAATACAGAAGTTAAAATTAGTGTGCCTGGGTTCTTTGGCGTAGGGGCAGGAGATGTCGTAGGGGTAGAAATACCTGCATATCAGAATACAAGTCTAGGTACTACAGATAGTATATCAGGGAAGTATCTAGTGTGCGAATGTAGGCAGTTAATACGGAAAGACTTAACATCACATACAACACATCTAACACTTCGTAAGGACGCATTTAAACGAGTCCTAGCAGATGAAAACTTCGATACATTCACACAACAGAGGGCAGAGAAGAATAATGTGGACTATAGTATCGCAGTAATAGACGAGAGTCAATAAGATATTCAGAGAAACGCCGAAAAAATTTCCATAGACCCTTGACAAACGACAACATTTGATGTATATTAGCATATAACAATTGAGGTAACAAATGGCAAAGAAAATAAAAAAGAAAAAGGTACATAAGATAATCAGAGGGCATCTATTGAACTTTTGGGCATGCAGTCTAATTATCATATTGGCAACAGTAGGTCTAGGATATGGTATTGCACATGCAGATGAACTGAAAAGTCGTATCACAGCAGAACCAGAGTGGTTAGAACCCAATGAAAAAGACGATGGTAAGTACGCTATGATGATTAACAAGGGCATATTGTGTGATATGAAAGGGATTGTATTTGGGAGATATCACAGTAAAGGATATGTATCAGCATTTAGAGGGGTAAACGAGTCAGGTCTAGACACTTACATCTTGCTTCGCAGTAAATTTAGAGATGGTCGCTATCTGATGAATGAAATGGTGATATTAGAGATAGATGAACCTAATGGTGTTGCGTGTGTTATATCTGAAAACAATCGTGCTGAATACAACCAAGACCATATCTACCTAGAGATATATCCTGCAGGAGAACGCATATGATATGGAACAATGGGTATGAACAACCCAAACACTTTACAAACAATGAGATAGACCAACTAGAAGTAGTGTTAAGAGAATATGTAATGAGTCTTTATTCAGACATTGTCAATGAGAATACAGAAACACAAGATAAGATAATACAAGGGTGGATACACTTCTATGCATTAGAAAAGTTTACATTAGATGAATCATTGAATATTATAGATGATTACACACGACCAGACCCACAAACAGAAGACTTAGATAATACAGAGATGTCAGAAGAGTCAGAAGACTTTGAATTACGCTCTCCGATGGGTCATTAGATGAAGTTTATAGGGTATCTATTGTGTGCAGGGATGTTATTCTCTCTTTTTATGATATTGTATTTGAGTTACTCGTGAACAAAGAAGAAGAACGCTTACGCAGAGTGCAATCAGAGGGTCGTTTCTTTGAGAAAGCAAAGAGGATCCCTTATCTTTGGGTAAATCATCTATTCCCTCTTGCATTAGTAATTGCATTGATATTTGTACTGGTAGTATGAGTGCGTAGGTTTAGAATAAATAGAGGTAAATAGCGTAAGGTAAGTGGTTTAAATGCAGACATATATCGAGAGAAAATTACAATGAGCGAATCATTTGCAGGCATCTCAGAGTTCGTTTGGTTCATAGGTGTCGTAGAGGATAGAATGGACCCAGAGTACGCTGGCAGACTGAGAGTACGCTGTCTGGCGCATCATACATCTGATAAGAATGCCATTGCAACATCTGATTTAATGTGGGCATCTGTAGTCTATACTGATGGAGGTATATCTGGTCTGGGTAATAGTCCTGCTTTGTATGTGGAAGGTACTCATGTTATGGGATACTTTCGTGATGGATTAGAAAGACAAGAACCTGTTGTGTTAGGTACCCTACCTGGGGCACCTGTTGAGTATTCGCAGTCAGGTGGGTTCTATGANCCCAATGGCACTTACCCCAAATACATTAATGAACCAGATGTGAATAGACTTGCAGTTAATAAGAAGAATGGTACAGAAGAAACAAACCCACATCTATCGCTAGTCCTTCGTAGACTTGCTCGTACTACAAATATAGCAACAAGTGAATATACTCTTGATACAGTCGCTGCTGACCTGTCTGAGATGGGTTCGTCACTAGAAACTACATGGGACCAACCAAGCATACCTTACAACGCATCCTACCCCTATAATCATGTATACGAATCAGAGAGTGGACATATTAGAGAATATGACGATACCAGTGGGCATGAGAGAATACACGAAAGGCACAGAACAGGCACTTCGTATGAGATAGACGAATCAGGTAATAAAACAGAACTTACCGTAGCGAATCATTATAACATAATTAAGGGCAGTAGTCAAGCGTTAATTGAGGGACTCAAGGACTTATCTATTGACGGGCATTACAAGTTATACATCAATAAGAGTGGTAGTCCAAACAATCACTATGATATACAGATAGGTGCAGGTGCCAATATAAACATTCAAGTAGATGCAGGTAATGTCAATATCACTACAGGTGGCGATGGTAAGGTAAATGTAAATGCTGGGGGAGATTACAATGTTAAAGTCGGAGGTAACTACAACATGACAGTTGCAGGGTCAAGAACTGTAAGTGTATCTGGTTCGACTACAGACAATACCTCAGGTCCTGTGGTCCACACAGGAAGTAGAATAGACCTTAACTAGTGAGATGCTATATATGAGAATCGCTTATGAAAAAGTCAGCAGAACTTTAATCTATAAATGCAATAACATCTTTCTCTGGCATAAGAGCATATTAAAAGAGTCCATACTCTTAGTCTTTCTAATACTATTTGGCATACTCACAGGCATACAATATACTATTCGCCTCATACTTGACAAAGTTGATAAATAGTAGTATCTTTAATACAGAATTTTTTTTGGAGTAT